GACGAGCAGTTCACCCTGACCTACGAGAACCTGACAGTCCTCTTTCTCTTTGACTGGCAGTTCAATGACAGCCAAGCGGAACGTGTGACCATCGAGCCGCCTGAAGGCTATGTTGCACGGCCTTATGAGATTGTTGTGTCGGAAGGCCAGACAGCAGTTGCGCATATTTATAAGTGGGAGGGTATGTGAATGCCAGCAATAGCCAAACAAGTAACGATACGAGGCACAACGTATCCATCGCAGCAGGCTGCGGCGGATGCGCTGAAGCTGACACGACAGGCGATCTACATGGCAAAGAAGCAGGGCAGGCTTGAGAGTGTCGGGCTGAACCCCAAAGGTAAAAATCACGGTAAGCGCGTGGAAATAGATGGAAGGGTCTATGAATCCATTTATGCTGCTGCAAAGCACAATGGCATACCGTATGACACTTTGAGGGAGTATTACCTTGAACACGTTTGAAGACCAACTGGCCGTTTCTGAGCCTGGCGATGAGATCATCTACCACAAAGGTTTTCATTGCATGGCTCCGACGACATACCCAAAGCGCAACGCTGCGGCCAAGTCTGCATGGGACGCCTATGAGCGTGGCGAGGTTCTGCTTTATCAGCGGCGCATTGGCCAGGATATGCTTGAGTATTGTGCAAAGGTGATAAGATGACACCCTGTGAAGGCGATACCGTCTTCGTGAACGGCAAGAAGTTTGTTGTTCTTGAGGTGGAGTATGACTACCAAAGCATGGGCGGCAACGCTTATTGCCGCAGAATGGAACTCAAGGAGGTTCGGGATCATGTTTCAACCGATTGAGACAGCCCCCAAGGACGGGACCAACATCCTGCTCTATGTCGGCTTGCATGAGCCTGACTACGGAGTTGGGTATTGGAATGGTGACTACTGGAGCATGGCTGTCCACGCAGACAGGCTCTACGATGAGTTTGGGTCGCCAACCCACTGGATGCCACTACCGGAGCCGCCAAAATGGCATGGCCACAGACACTTATGATAGCGTACATGCTCATTGGCGTCGTTGCTGACACTTATGCGCATAAAGATAGCCGATGCAAGGCTTTTTGGGCTGGCAGAATCATTGGGCATATGATTAACATCGCGTTCGTGTCTTTCATTTTGCACTTAGGAGGGTTTTGGTGATGGTGAAACAATTCTGGCATTGGTTCTACACGGAACTACCAGCTTACTACTCAATCCCGATCATCGCGCTGATTATTGCAATTATCATACGAGGATTCCTATGAGCGTTTGTGTTGTGACATACAAAGATGTTGGGCCGAGCACTCCTGACAGATACCAGATTGTCTTTCCTGACGGTAAAGTGGTGACTGGCAGGGGTGTGAGTGATCTCGCGGGCAAGACGTTGTTCAACACAAGACAGATGCGCCCTGCGTGTCGCCAAGCAAGGGAGGATGGCATTGCCTATCTCAAACTCGATGACTGAGCGCGACAAGGACGAGCGGGATCTGCGAATCCTGAAGCAATACGAGATGGGAACACCGAAGGCCCACCTCGTAAAGCGGTTTGGCGTAACAAAGCATCATGTTCACAAACTCATCAAGGAGGCGTTGGATGCCTAAGATCGAGATTGACCACGAGACTCTGGACGGCATTGTGCAGGCTGGTCTTCAAGAGATGCTGGAGATGATGATTGACGGGTATCGTCAGTCCAAACATGAGATAGACAGGAAAGGGTATCTAGATGACATCAAAGCAATCGAACACGTCCTCAAAATCTACGGCGCTTGATTTGCGCGAACTGGCGATGATTATTGCAAGGGCGCATAACCTGCTCTTGGAAACTGTCGTCGCAGCCGACGAGGTGGCTCAGGACGACGATGAGTTCCTGACAGCTATCTGCATCAGTGCGGACCTGGATATGCTGTGTAAGGGTCACGACAGTGGGCCTGTGGTGCATGTATGACACTGACGGAGCACGACTACTGGATTGCCGCCTGTAGCGACATTGCTTACGAGCGTTTGAGTATTGAGGCTGTGGCGGCGGCACATGAGGTGTCTGAGACCGCCGAGGGCTTCTTCTGGGCAGTGCAGGCGGCGATATGGCTGAAGGAGGTGATTGATGATTAGCGGTGACGACATTGAGGCTATGCGCCGACCACGTTTGCTCATTCTTGGCTACGGTCGTCACGGCAAAGACACGGTAGCGCAGATGCTTGCTGATAAGCATGGCTTCAAGTTCACGTCATCCTCCGAGTTTGTCGGTCGAGAAATCATCTGGGAAAGCTGGGGGAAGCTGCGCTATCCTGATTTTGAGACGATGTACGCAAACAGGCACCAATGGCGTAGGCAGTGGATGGAGATGATTGCCCTGTACAATACGCCGGACAAAACCCGTACAGCGCGAACAATGCTTGAGCGCGGCTACGATATGTACGTCGGGATGCGGCGCATGGATGAATACGAGGCGTCTCGCCATCTGTTTGACTACATCATCTGGGTGGATCGGTCAGAACACCTACCACCTGAGACTGGCAGCATGGACATCACACGGGACAGCGCCGAGGCTGACTTCACCATCAACAACAACGGGACACTGGCGGATCTTGATGAAGCCGTTGACTATCTAGCAGGAGAGATACTGTAATGCAAAAAGGACCGAAACATGAGCGCAATCGTGAAATGTATGAATCTAGGCAAAACGGAGAGATGTACACATCTATCGCCGCCCGTCATGGTATAACACCTAGCCGAGCAAAAGTTATTTGTGACGACTATGGAAGGATGCTGAAAAACTCAGATGATCCGAATCCAGAAGAAAAATATCTCGTCATTATAAAAGGCAGCGTATCAACGATAGCAATAAAGGAAGTTGACCGCGTATATAAGAATTATGAACCGAAAGTTTTGTTCTGGAGGAACATAGGCTCTAAAACAACATCAACTGTTAGAATTGATAAACAAAAGGTAATCTTCAAGACAGGTTCTTTAAGCGAGGCAGAAAAGTTTGTTGACAACATCCTTGATGCCGTTGAGAAAGAAAAGCGTAGGCATGAATTGGCGATGATCGAAATACTTGCACCAATCACGTGATAATCCTATAACCCCGACACTGCCTCAAACTTAACCCGCCCTTTGTGGCGGGTTATTTTTATGCTAACATGCCACTGCTTAAACGGAGGATACCCCGATGTGGTTTGGCGTTCTACTTATCTGCAAGGTGGCGGTGGGAGATTGTATGGTGGTGCCAGGCCCGATGGTACGCAGTGAACAGGCATGTGAGCAAAGCATCCCGCACGGTATAAGTTACGTCACTGTGCGGCACCCTGACTACACATATGTTGACTACAAGTGCGTTGCATGGGGCGCTGAAGCTGACCCCCGAACAGATACGCGAGATCGGCCCCGAAGCCCTCGCCAAAATCCGAGCAGAACTTGCCAGGCGGAGCCTGAAAGAGTTCGTGCATCAAGCGTGGCCGGTGATTGAGCCGGGTACGCCGCTCATTTGGGGTTGGGTACTGGATGCTATGACAGAGCATCTTGAGGCCGTCACACGGGGTGAAATCAAGCGCCTAGTGATTAACGTCCCGCCTGGTACGATGAAGTCAAAGATGACATCTGTTCTATGGCCAGCTTGGTCTTGGTTGAACAGGCCCCACTACAAGTTTTTGTCGTCTTCTTACGCTTTGAGCCTTGCCGAGCGTAACAACGTGGAATGTAGGCGCATTCTTCAGTCCGAATGGTATGGAAATCAATTTGGCATCCATATCTCATCGGAGGAAGCTGGCAAGGTCAACTTCAGTACGGACAAACTAGGTGTTATGCGGGCGATTTCTGTCGGTGGCGCAACCACGGGTTATCGTGGTGATAGTTTCATCATCGACGATCCGCATGACGTGTCAAAAGCGGAATCTGACGCCAAGAGATCTGAGGCCGTTCAGTGGTTTGTTGAATCGGCCCAGACACGCCTGAACAGTCTCAAGGATTCATCCATTGTCGTCGTGATGCAGCGCGTTCACGAGGAAGACGTAACAGCAACGGCTGTTGAGATGGGTTACGAACTGCTTCGCGTCCCGATGCGCTGGGATGAATCTATGCGAACAACCACAAGTATTGGCTGGTCGGACCCGCGCACCAAAGAAGGTGAGTTGATGTGGGAAGAGAGATTCCCGAAAATGGAACTTGATACCCTTGAAAAGAATATGGGCGTGTATGCTACGGCAGCACAGATGCAGCAGCAGCCAGCGCCCCGCAAAGGCGGCATGTTCCAAGTGGACAACATCCGTCAGATTGACGACTTACCGGACGAGAACTTCATTGCTGTTCGCGCTTGGGACTTGGCGGGCAGTGAAGGCAAAGGCGCATATACCGTCGGCACCAAGATGCTCTACGGAGAGACGAGCCAGCAGTTCTATGTTGTTGATGTGTTGCGCAAGCAACTTGGTGGCGGTGCTGTTCGACAACTTATCGAGAAGACAGCAGATGAAGATGGGCATACCTGCAAGATCATCGTGCCGAAAGACCCAGGCGCAGCGGGTAAGGTGGTCGTTGAAGACATCATTGCGCTCTTGCATGGCTACAACGCAAAGGCCGAGGCGCAGTCAGGCTCCAAGGAGACACGCGCAGAGCCATTGGCATCACAGGTTGAGATCGGTCGTGTGAACGTCCTGAAACGCACATGGACGAAGGCGTGGCTGGACGAGTTGCGGTTCTTCCCAAAATCTCGCCTGAAAGATCAGGTCGATTCCGCCGCGTCAGCTTTCAACGAGTTGTCGGCACTGACGCGCAAGAAGCGCAAGGCTCCGAACCTGATGGTTGTTGGGGAGCGGCAAAGTAATGTTCACAAAGTGGCATAATACCCCTATACTACGCCCAGAACACTTATAGGATACAAAAATGGCCCGTCCTTTCGTAGAAATCGGTGTAGCATCAGACACGAACCCCTCTTGGGGCATCAGGCAGGATGAATTTGTCGTCCAGCTTCGTGGTCGCCAAGGAATCAAGAAATACAGAGAAATGAGCGAGAACGACGCCGTTATCGGTGCCATTCTCCATGCGATGACGCAGATGATGCGGTCTATCGAGTGGCGGGTTGAAGGTCGATCCAATAGCTCAGTTGATTATGTCCATTCAGTAATGAACGGGATGGATGACAAAAGTTGGGAGGAATTTATTGCCGACGTTCTGACCATGCTGCCCTACGGCTTCAGTGTCTTTGAGATGGTTCCACGGCGCGATGACGATGGTCTCATTCGAATGAAGAAACTGGCAAGCCGCGCGGCATACACACTGGATCGTTTTGAAACCAAGGACAATGGTGACATCATTGGTATCTGGCAGGTTGCCTCACAGAAAAACGTATTCATCCCATACTCCAAATTGTTGCATTTTCGCACCACTTCCGTAGGTAATGAGCCTTCTGGCCGATCTGTTTTGCGTTCCGCCTATACGTCTTGGCGAGCAGCAAACAACATTCGCTACTTTGAAGGCGTCGGTATCGAGCGAGAATTGAACGGCCTACCAGTTGTGCGCATCCCGTCCGAGTTCATGTCGGCAGATGCGTCGGATGCGCAGAAAGCTCTATTCAACCAGATGAAAACCATTGCGCGTGACGTTAAGCGGAACGAGCAGGGCTATATCATCTTGCCGTCTGACCGTTTTGCCGACGATGATGGAAAACTCACTAACAACCTGATGGTGGAGTTTGACCTGATCGCTTCGCGTGGTAGCCGGGACATCGACACGGGGCAAGTTATTCTACGCTACGAGCAGGCTATTGCGCGTTCTGTTATGGCAGACTTTGTAATGCTCGGTGCAAATGACCGTGGTAGCTTTGCTCTATCGCAGTCGAAAGCAGACCTCTTCCTCAAAGCCCTTGAGGGCTACGCCGACACCATCGCAGCACAACTCAACCGCAAACTACTGCCGTATCTGTGGGAACTGAATGGCATGAACCCTGACGATATGCCGAACATTGCGCGTGGCCGCATCGCGCCTGTGG